AGAGTACTTTCTCTGCTTCATGCATTGCGTTCAGGTCGTTGAGGTAGTCTGGAGGTGATCCAGAAACACCATCTGCAAAGTCGATACCCCATAGCCCAAATTGATTGCAATGCCAACCACACGCTTCCGCGATGGCGATGTTGATTTGTTCGTCAGTCATTTCGCCTCCTTCCATTGCCAAGTTGTTTCTCCATCTGAGTCAACCACGTATTCAGCGTGTCCGCGCTCTATGGCTTGTTTTTGGATGTCGCCACTATCAGCACCGACAAACATTAAATATGTCGCATTGCAAACAAAAGCAATAACAGCAATACAATAAGTGCCAAATATGTAATCCATATAATCAGTAGTCTTCATTTTCTATTTCAATTTTCCCGCTAGTTGTTTGTAATTCTGCCATGGCTCGTTTCAAATAAACAGCCATGTCTAAACATTCCTCATAGGCATGTTGCAACCATTGCGTATGTGACAGCATGTTTTCCGCAACGGTAGTGCCATACTTGGCAATGCCTGCTTGCTGACGCTTGGCGATGTCATCGCATACTAGGGCTTCGATGCCCCTTGCTTGGTCGCCGCCTCCTTTCCACGCGAGCGCATCTTGCCAGCCGTGGCGGTAGGTCTGAGCGTAGGTTTGCAATCCGCAACGCCCAACGTGCTTGCGATACGCGTCAGCAATCGCATCTTGCATGTCTATCATTTTGCTGACATCAGCAATATGATCGGGATGCCGCGCTGAAACGTCCGCTAGTGGTTCGCCTTGTGGCTCAACCCACTCCAGCAAGCTGTCTTGCCAGTCGTCAGCGTATGGCGGGTGGTTTAACCGCTTAGGAGGTCCTCCATTTCCCCAAATGTGAGTCCACCCTTGTCTCGTTGGACTCTCATCGTGGTGGATCACCTTGCCGTTTGCATTCTGCGCGATATACCCTGGCTTCTCAATCCCCGCCGATTTGCAGGCAGCGAGCAGGGATTCCGATAGTTCTTTTGTCATGTTCATAGTCTCGAAATTTGATATTTGATAAAATCCATTTGTAAATACAGACCGCAGATCTCGGCTTGCTTGCGCTGAATGTTGCTGCGCTCGTCCACCGGAAAGTTCGAATACTCTGGTCGCTCGATTAGAGCCTCCAGCTTGTCACATTGTGCCAGCAGCTCAGCCTCCAGCGCGATGGCTAGTTCTAGTGCGCGTTCACTCATAACCCCAGCACCTCCTTTGCTTTTTTCTGCAATGCCAAAAAATTTTCACGCGCTGCGTTGATTTCGTGCATTTCGCAAAAGATGGATGCCCGCCATTCGTTTTCAGCTTGCATATACTCGCGAAACGTTTCTCGCATGTCGGTAAGCTCGCGTTCGAGCTTCTGTGATTCCTCGATCTCCACCATGTGCTCGCATGAAAAAGCCATGCGCGTTGCTGCGGCTGTGCGCGGGGTATCACTCATGGGAGCCTCCTTTCTTGGCAAATGCGCTGCCTTGCGCGTCCGATCCGTCGAGGTCGGTCGCTGGCAGATCGAAGCCGGTGTCCTCGCGGTAGAGTTGGATGAGAACTCTCAGCCAGAGAGCTGCGTTGATGACTGCAATCAGGATCGCGATGATTCCGACCGTAAGTACGATGGTGTCTGTGATGTCTAGTTTCATGGTTGTGCGTTTTCTTTGGCGAGTGATTCGATTTTGCCAGTGAGCCAGCCCAGATACTCTGCATCGTTATCTGGTCGCGGCGAATAAATAGCGTTGCGCAAGTCTGTCATTGCATATTCGAGCAGGAGCTTTGCCTGCGCTTCGGTCAGGTTCTGGATTTGGTCTTGCATATCGTTGGTAGTTGGTTGAGTTAGCGCGTTGGTCAGCCGCGCCCCTGATTGAATTACGCTTTGATTTCGTCAAGCAATTTCATATTTGATGCGCTGATAGATGCCCATCCCGCACAGCGTTTGTAAATATAGGTTTTATTCCACTGTTTGCGGATGTATGCGCCAGTCGGATTTGGTTTTTGCATTTCCGACGCGCCCGCATCGCGAATGGCGATTACAAGCTTACTACCGTTTGGAGCATTTCTGATTTCGACTTCAACTTTGCGGTGGTCGACGTGGATGATTGTAGTTTTTGTAGCTGTCATAATTTTGCGTATTCGGTTGTTGCCTCGCGGCGCGGTCACTATACTCTGATTCCTTGCAAATTGTAAAGCGTATTCCGCAATAAAAATGAAAATAGTTCTCTAGCCTTTATGTATCAATGGATTTTTCGTGCTATTTTTTTTCGTTGGTTAGTCTATTTGCTGCCGCAATCGCTCTTGTGAGCCGTGGATGCATCATGCTCGCGCCTTCGTGCTTGCCAATCTCGTCGGTCAAGTTCCGCAGTGCTGCCATTGCATTGTTTAGCTCGCGCTCTAGTTGCTTGCTTTTAGCTTCATGTTCCATCGACTCAAAATGTCGTGCATTGGATGAACTTATCGCCGCCGTTAAACTCGCATTTAGATTATTGCGCTCTGATGTCACCTCGTTTAGCTCTCGCTCTAGTTGGCGTGCGAGATTCGCCATTCGTAACGCTTTTGTGTCCCAGTTGCCGTCATGACTAAGCGCATTATCCGTCCTTGGTGTGTGTGATTCTGTTTTCATTGTTCGGTTGGTTTGTAGTTGGCGTGGTCGAAAAGCTTTTGCCAGTCGTCGCGGTTGTATTGTGCTTCGTTGTATGCCTCGCTTAGTATTTGCGATTGCGTCCACAAATTGATCCTATGCCAGTTTGCAATTAAGCAACGGACAATTGCGAACGCGCCGCCCGTGTTTCTGTTGTGGCAGTATCTCGCTGCAAATGTCATTGCAGTGTTTTCCGCTAGTGTGTATGGTTCTTGGTTCATTGTTCTTTCGTTGGTTTCTTGGTTCGGTAGCTCTTAAAACGATTGCTCATCTGTCGTGTCGGTCTTGGTCGGATCGAAGCCGAGGTATGAGCGGAAGTCCAGACCATCGCCCAGGTGTCCAAGTTTCGCTCTGGTTTGCTCCCTGATCTGCGCATGAAGCGCATCGACTTCCTGCCGCCCCGCGTAGTATGCCGCCTGCCGCGCCTCCGCGTGCTTTTTCTCACGTTGTGCATTGCTCTCGCTGAGATTGTATGCTCTGACGACAAGCTGGCTTATTTCGGCAGTCGTGAAGCTTAGGACGAAGCCTTTCATCTGGTCACCAAGGATCATGAGCTTGCGTGCTTTTTTCGCATTGCCGTCTTTCCAGATGTCCTGCGGTGTGAATAACTGATTGCGGCGAAGGTCAGCGATGAATTCCTCACGCGTTTTCGGATCGGGGTGGTAGTTGTCGATGCGTTCCGCGATGAACCAGACGGCATCGCATGACCGGCAGAACATGCCGCGTGATGTGGGTCGCGTGCAGTTGATGCAGGGGCGAGTGTGTAATTTCGTTTCTGTTTTCATTTTTAGTAGTAGAGTCTATCGGTTGAGTTCGGGTTTTTGTAGCCTGTGGCTTTCTTCCATTTGTCAGCGTTGGCGAGCGTGCTGGCTATGTTTTCGACAAGCTTGGATCTCTGCTCGAACTTGAACCATGCTTTGTCGTCGGGGTGATCGTAGAACGCTTTCAGCAGTTGCCAGTCGTCATCCGTGAGAGATTGGATCTGTGAGGCTGAGCCGTTGCGCAGAGATTCCATCTCGTTCCGATTCCAGCGTGGCACCCGCTTCCATGCCGGTCGCAGTTCGTTGATCTTGTCCATGAGCTGCTGCATGGTGATACCGGCTTCTGGTGGAGATTCCGAGAATGGAGATTCAATCACACACGCACCCTGTATTGTAGGTGTGTTGTGTTTTGTTTTTGCTTCTGCTTCTGTATATGCTTCTGCTATGTCGGTCTTAACCGTTACTTGACCGTTACTGAGCGTTACGCAAGCGTTATTTTCCGTTACGTTGGCGTTACGGTTCTTTTTGTCCCGATGCCGCTTTTGTCGATCTGCGTTTGATTTCTTGGAATCCTCTGCTGATGCCATGAGCCTGTATTTTCCATGATTAAGCAAAGCCCACCCGCCTTCGATCTTTTCAATCCTGCGTCCTTCGTCATCAGGTGTGCGTGAGTATGGATCGGGAGCTAGAAACTTGTTGATCGCGTTTTCTGCCGCTTCGAGCGATACGCCAGAAACTCTCGCAAGTCCAGGTATCGAAGCCTGCACTTCTCCGTGCTGATCTGCAATCGCTAACATGGTGATCCATACGATACGCGTTTTGTCATCCTCAGTCCATATCGTGCTGGTGATGATCGAGTTGAAAAGTTTGGTATAATTTGCCATAAAATAAAAATCCCGCCATGTTGTCAGCCCTCACCTAGTTTGCCGAAGCTCCCTAGAACTGACCCCATGGCGGGGAAAACGTTTGATGTTGTAATCACGGTGAGGATGTGATTTTGTCACTTTCGTGACGCGGAAATTTACCCTATGTCTGCCGGTTGTAAAGCATTTTTTCTTTGTTTGTCGATCAGCCGTTGCAGGTTGCCCTCGATCTCCAGTGCCTCAGCGCGTCCTCGATCCGTCAGAATGTAGTTGTAAACCGTCTGCGGCGAATTGCCTGCGCGTTGCTGGCAGTCTTGAATGATGAATTCCGCGGCGTCCTCCCAGCGCTGTGTGAATCGGTAGTTCACGATCATCTGAGATTGCGGGTCGATTTCTGAGGTTTTCACCGGTCGGTCGAACTTCAGCAGCTCCAGCAGCAGGATCGCTCGCGAGATTTTGTGGTTGAGAATGAAGGGTGGAAGCTCCTTCCGTGCTTGGTCCTCGCAATTCATCTTGCGGAGAATGTGTAGTAGTTTCAGTGGTTTCATAGTAACTTCATTGTTTCGGTTTGTTCTGGCTTCGGTGAGTCTGCGAACATATCCATTTGCGCGGTTTCCGCTTTTACGCGAGCAATGCCAGCCGCAAAGTAGTCGGGGTCTAGCTCACAGCCCGTGAGATGCACTCTGCCGTAATGCGCGGCGATGGCGTGGCTCATGCTGCCGAGGTGAGTGTCGAGGATCTTCATGCCGTTACTAGCAAATTCGGCAATTATCCAGTTGTAAAGCTCGATTGGTTTTTGCGTAGGATGTATTCGCGGTTCTGAAAGCAAGAACCCTCCATTTGCGCAATGAGTAAACATTTGCGCCCTACCATTGTATGAAGTCCATGCATATTCCCATTCACTTACGTTTTTTTGATTTGGACGCAACTTATTCCAGCACAGTGGCTTTTTGCTAGGAGGAAGGTGAAAATAATTCCCTCCCCAGATGATTTGATTTTTTGATACGCGAAAAAGTTCTTCGAAGTATTCTTGGTTTGGTGCTACATCCCACTTATCTGCGCCGCTCTCAATCATTCTATGCCATCCGCCGCCACCGCCTCCCTTTACTAGTGCTTCCCCAATCCCATACGGCGGGTCAACAATCGCCAAGTCGAAATGCTTGTCTGGGTATTCTTTCATCAGCTCCATGCAGTCCATCAGGCGCAGGTCGAGTGTGTCTGTTTTGTAGTGTGTCATAGTAGTTTTCGTCTGTAAAATTCCGCGATTAGTGCCGCGTCGATAAATCCCATGTTTGCCTTCTTGCTGCGCGGTGTGGCGAGCCAGTCCTCATCGGGCCATATTTCGCGCGCTTTTGCCCGTGCATGCGCTTTTGTTTCGCCTTTCGGCACGACACCCAGCATGACGCTCTGCCATGTCCTAGGGGCGATCCTGATGTGCTTTATGCCGCATGATTCGAGTATGCCTCTGATGGCTCCGTAGCAGTCCCACATTGAGCATAGAGCGAGTGTGCCTGGTGAGTGCTTGCTGGGCGTTTCGAGCGCAACGGCGATGTCATCGGTGCGAGTAAATCGCTCGATCCATTCGCAGACTGCCACAGCGTCACACTCTCGGCTCCTGTCACTCGGTCGCGTTGGCATAAGGATTTTGTCGATCACTTTGCCATGGTAGGCTGAGATTGCCACCATTGCCCCGCTGATGCCGTTATCAACCCCTATCAGAACATCTGGTTTATCGTAGTTCATAGACCGTATATTTTCCATTGTTAATCGTTTTCGATCCCACCATGCGGTGCTTCTCCAGCCGATCCATGATTTTTTGGATCGTGCTTGCCGTTTGACCGAAGCGCAATGCGATTGCGTCCACAGTCGATTGCCCCGCGCTCAGATCGCGTAAGATTCTTTTTTCTTCGTATGTAAGCCTTTGGTTCATTTTGTTTGTTTGTCCGTGGATCCAACTGTGGCACCGCAGTCGATGCAGACGAGCCGACCGTTGCGCTCCATCGGTGTCCCGAATTTGCACACAGGGCAGTCAGGAAGGTCTGCGTAGTTCGGTGGAGCAAAGAATAATTGCCCAGCCGGTGAGTGAGCGTCCTTGATCGTTTGCCCGCTTTGTATTCCGTGTTGATGTTTCATTTGCTGTAGTCCTTTTTCACGAACCTCCTCCAGTGTGCCTCGATGCGCCGCTGCACGATGTCCCTGACTTCCTCGTCATTGACTTTCACAGCCGCTGCGGTGATTCTGATGGCAAGCCGCTCGTCTTTCGGAGCAGCCTGCCACCATTGGCGGAGTTTCTCAAGTGTCTCCGTCTCACCCATTACCGTCTGATTGCTTCGAGGATCTTCGGCATTTCCTGCTCATATTCCGATGCGAATGCGAGTGCGGCGAGCTTGATTTTGTCGGTGTAGTCATCCCAATACACTGGCAGAATGAGCGGTCGAAGCCCGGGGAAGTAGGACATGAAAAACCACGTCTGAATGCCGGTGATTGCCATGCTGAAATGAACCTGCGGTCGATACTTGGCGGGAAGTTCACCATCGAGCAAGTAGTCAACGTGCGTATCAACGCTCGGACACTTGATCTCCAGCCCATGTATCACTTCGTCGATCATCATCAGCCCGTCTGGTGAGCAAGCCAAGCATGGATGAAGCATTGATTGCAGAAGCCCCACTGTGTCCACAGCGTGACCTGTGATCTCGGTGAACTCATCGCGAGCGATTGGCTCATGGTCATGTCCCCACTGCGTCGCTGCGTTACCGGCGAAGGCGTGAGGATCGTCCAGGAGGCATTCGCGCGCCAGTTTGCGCATGAGTCCCTTCGATGCCGCTGCGAGCTTGCCTGTCGGTGTTATGATGCCAGCCGCTTGTGATGCGGTGAGCTTGCCCTTCCGAGCGTTGAGCCATTCCTCGGTTCCTTGCTCAAGGTTGACGATGTGGTAATGGTTCACGCTTCGCCTCCTTCCTGTGCAGGCTCCATCTCGATCGCTGGCACCATGGCTGCGAACGGATTGATTGCCTCGGCGCGAACTGTCGGTGTAACATTGCGAGCCTGTGCGAACTCACGATCTTCGTCAGTGCGTATAGCATCTTGAATCTCAGGTGATAGTGGTAGCCATTTCGATGCGCGGCGAAATACTGTCTTTTTCGCCATCTCATCGAAGTCGCTGATCCACGGTCCAGACTGACCGGCACGCGAGCGCTTGCGAATGCCTTCGACCTCGTCACGCGTCATGACCTCGCACTTCTCGCTGCCGTCCTTGAATGTGACGATGACATAGAAAGCGTATGCGTTGCCGCGCGGCGCTTTGTAGTCAACGACATGCTGTTCGATCTTGCCGCGGTTGACCACGAACTGATCTTGTTCACAGACCTTGTCGGCGTGGATGCTCGTCACGGTGCCGCTGCGCATTACCAGCTCAGCGATGCCCTTGTAGTCGAGAATGAGCGTGCATTCTTTTCCGTAGGGGATCAAGTGAGCGCGGCGACCGTCTGGCTCGATGCCGAGCGCACTGAGGTCGAGCAAGCAACGCATGAAGCTTTCCGGTGTGCAGTCCTGTAGCTTCGGTGTGCGTGTCAGTGCTGTGATGGCGACCCGTGCGAAGCGATCGACGCTCAGGTGCTTTGGTAGAGCCAGAGCGAACTGGTTCTTGACGTTCTCCTCGGAGAGCAGACCTTTGAGAGTCCGTGGTTTATTGGCGATTTGTGTGTTTTCTGTTGTCATATGGTAGTTTGGTTTGGTTGGTTAAAATGCGAATGTGAAAAAAAGTGCTGCGATTCCGAAGCCTGTTGCGACTCCGAATGCGTAAATGGCGATGATGCCTAGTATTGGTGGGTTGTCGTTCATGGCTTAAAAGGGGATAAAATCATCGTCATCATCCTGAGCTTGCGCCGCTTGCCGTGGTGCTGCGCTAGGTGCCGAGCTGCTGCCGAACTCCAGAGTCTTACCATTGCCGATGTAGATTTTCTGAACCTTAGCCTGTCGTTCTTCCTTCGTTTGTTGCAGCGCGATGTTGTGAGTGTTTTTGTAATCGTCGATCTCTCTGCGCTCGGTGAGGTCGCAGTTCAGGTATGCTCCCTTTTCTCCGATAAAGACCGCAGGGTGAGGGATGGCAACATGCAAGCTTCCGTCCTTCGCTGTGAATTTGCGTGCGCCTGGTATCTTTAGCAGATCAATTTTTAGTGGGTGTATTATGCTCATTTTGTTAGTCTTGGTTTTGTTTCTATTTTGAGTTCGCCGGTCAGAACGCGGTCAATGCCTGAGAAGATCAGAGCCTTGGCAACGCTTGCCGGTTTTGTGTTTGCACGCTTGGCAGCAGCGCGTAGCTGTGCAAGCCCATCTTTGCCCAGCGCGATTGTGACCGCGCCTCGTTTGTTTGTTGGTATCATGTTGAGAAATTGGTTGTGCGCGTTACAGCCGCGTTAATTGTTTCGCAACTTTTGCAGCGTGTTCATTATTCTTGTTTGTGTTTCATTATTGCAAAACACCTCAAATAGCTTGGCTTGTTTGCTGCTATTGCATGTTCTGCAACTTGGGAGAATGTTGTCAAAGGTATTCATTCCTCCTTTGGCTAATGGTGTAATGTGATCAACTGTGATCTCGCCATTTTTTTGGCAATATGCACATTTACCGTCAAATGCATTCAGAATCAAACTCCATTCATAATGTTTAATTTTAGATTGGCCAGTAATTGATCTTCGTTTGTATTTTTGATTTTTAGCTGAAATCCTTCCTTTTAATGATGCTCTGTATTTTGCATCATTGATTTTCTTGTTTTTAGTCACTTTCCCTTTTTGGGACAATCTGCCTTTTAGTAATGCTTCTTTTGATCTTTTGTAGGATTGATCGCACTTCTTGCAAACTGACTTGACCCCAGATTTCAACCTTGAATCCTTAAAGAATCCATTTTCCGTAGAATCGCATTTAGTGCAGGCTTTCATTGTAATTGGTGTTGGTGTCGGGTGACGCGCAAAGAATAGTCGATTCCCTTGTAAATTGTAAAGCACAAATTGCAATTATTTTCACTTTGTCGATTTTCCTTTATTCTACAAGGGTTGCAGCGCGGGAAACCATACGTTTGCCATACGTCTGCCATACGTCTGGTGATACCGGTCCCGCTCAATATTTGATCTTGAATTCGACAGATTCTCTGGTATTATTCTCACGAACTTGCGAAACGCAGCATTGCGCGTAGTAGGTGGGATTCCTGCCCCGATTGAAAGTTAACTCCATGTTATCGCGAAAGCTAGGTCGGGTGCGGGTATCCAATCACAGCAGATCTCCCATGCCTCTCAACGATGCACACTTGGGGGATATTTTTTTATCGCGAGCTGGACAAATTGAGAAAGGAAACGAGATGAAAATCAAACAACTAATAAAACACTTGTTTCGCTGCCGTCATGGCTCGGTATCGCTAGGGTTAAGTTTCTGGTCGGTAACGGCTTGCAATGGCTACGTGATCGAAACAGAGCAAAAGTGCCTCAAGTGCGGCGTGTATCGCCATCGAGTGTTGAAGTTTGGATGTCGTGAAAGTGCTGAATGGCAAGATGGAAAGCATCCAGAATCTACAAACAAAAACCCCGCCAGCGGGAGCTGACGGGGTCTGCAAGCAAGTTAGTTAGCGTCGTTTAAGACGCGCAAATGTAACACAATCGGGTGCGGAGTCAAGGCATAATCACGCTTTACTGGCAGCGTCCGAGTAAGCGTTTGCCGATTTGCCGTTGTGGCTGATTTTGCGCACCTTGAGCATACCTTTTTTCACCTGCTTTGATAGGAAATCCTGTGCCGTTCTTGGATTCATTTTGTATTTCGCGCAAAACTGCTCGGCTGTAAATTCATCGGCTCTGATCTTCGTCGTCATAAGCTCGCCCATTTGCGCCATGAGCTTTTCAGCGTTTCCTATCTTCTTCATATCAATCTGCGGTGTAAACTCTTGAGTGGACGATCGGCAGCTCAGTTCTGTCTTGGTTCCGAGCATCGAAAATGATTGCACTTGGCTGCGGGATCGCGTCTGGCACGACCTTGAAGCCGTAGCGTGTCAGCCCCTGCCATGCGCCCGTGATCGCGCTGATTTGGTTCCCATCCTGCCAAATCCCGTGCCGATGGCGATGAGCGCGGATCATAACGTCTGGAACGCGCTTCTTGGCTCGCGCCCGTGCGTGGGTCAAGTTGCCCAGCATGATCGAATGCGCCGATGCTTCCAAGTATGTGCGAGCCGTTGCTGAGATATGGTGCGCGAAGTTGTAGAGTTTGCCGTTCATCTCAATATCAAGAACGTCCCATGCGTGTTGCCCGTTTGCTTTGTTCTTGCTCGCCCCTAGTGCGCGTCCTACCGCAATCTCTTGGTTGAGCGTGTGCGATTCTGTCCCTTTGATGATGTGGATCGAAGATGACCGTTCCATCAGCTCGCTGAGAATCTGCTTCACCGCCGTCACTTGGTCGCCGAGATCGGGTGTCATGACCTGCAATGTTTTGTGGTGGATCCCGTCCACGATGTCGCCATTGATTACAATATCGTAGGGCTGCCCATCGGTGACTTTTGCCACCCATTCGTTCATATCCAACCAGCACTTCCACAACCATTTCTGGAAATGGTTCTGTCCGATGGGGTTGCCTTCGTTGGAGATAAAATCCGCAGGCCACAAGCCCACGGTTGACCCCACATGGAGATCGCTGAGAACCAAAATGAGCCTGTTGGTAGTTTTCATAGTTATACAGTAAAAGTGATCCAATCGCGAACGTCCTTGATGTTCCGAGTTCTTATCATGACACAGCCGCCATCTCGCGAGCCTTTGGCGTTTGTGTTGCCTTCGATTGTCTGAAAATTGCCAGTCTTTGTCGGTGCTGAAATAGCGATGCCGCAATGGCTCGTGGAGTGTAGTGAGAAGATGCCGATTGCTTCGCCTGTGTGGCTCCTGCGCGTCTTTGTGCTGCGATCCTGAGCAAGTGACCACTCATCGAAGCCGTAAGCTGCTGCTGTCGTCGGGCGAGCAAATGTGAGCTTGCTTCCATGCTCCTTTTCCCAGCGTGCCATTGCCTCGCGAATGACGAAGCAAATAAACGCTGCGCACCATGGCCAGCCCGTGCCATCGAGTGATGTTGCCGCTTGGTATTGTTGCACTCGCTTTCCAGTGTTGCTGTAACCGATTTCCTTCGTGCCGATTTCCTCGGTTGCCACCTCCCTGATTTGTTCGCTGAGCGTTTTCATAGTGCTTTGCTGTGGACTGTATTGTCCTTCTTCCAGAAGTCCTCGCCGAAACTCATAACCGCCTGATAGTATGGCTCCGAGAGCGGAAAGCGATCCTTTCGCATGAGTGATCTGAAAACGGTGTTGACTTGGCAGAAGGTAAAGCGGAAATGCTTCGTCGCTGAAAACTGGAAAAGAACGTCATGGACTAGCGATGCGTGGACGTTGCTTGCCGTGTCAGGAGTCCCGATCCACACTCCCAGAACTTTGCGCTTCGGGCTGCACCCGTTCCAAGCGTAGCCCTGCGAGATGTAGAGAATGCCCTCCTCGATGGTTGCCCAGACTCTGCCTGATCCATCGCAGAATGCGGCGTTACGGTGAAAAAACGGGAGCGGAGTCGCGATGATCCGCTTGGTCACAAAGCGATAGACTTTGCTCCCTTTCGTTTTTTCGTAGTCTGTCCCTAAGTGTATCATTTTTTGTTCACCGCCTCGGTGAGTTTGTCGAGAGCGGTGCTGAGTTTCTCACGCGATTGAGCCGACATTGCTGCTGCTTCGACCTCACGGTCGTGCATCGCATCTAGTCGCTTCTGACGCTCGTCACGCTCTGCCCTGAGTGCGCGGACTGCCAAGACCAGAAAGACTAAGCACAAGCCCGTGCCGCCTCGTTCTAGCCAAACGTCAAGACCGTCTGGCATGACCTGAGCAAGCGAGATGCCGCCAAATTGCGAGATGATGGCAGCGAGGGAAAAGCCCATAATTTTTGCTTCGAGTTCGATCATAAATTATACTGTAACTTCTGTAATGGCGATTTCTGCGGCGTGATTAGTCATTGGAAAAGGTCATCTAGTTGTTCGGGTGTTAGGGAAAATTTAGGCGCAAGAGTAGCGAGCAATTCAGAGTTTCTGCGCACTGTGGTTTCGTATTCCCACGAGTTTTGTGCCAAGGCTCGCTGCGTCTCGTTAGTGATTTTTGCAATCTCATCGTCAACCAAGTTTGGCGTGATTCCCCGCAAAATCAAGCGGTGGCGAAACATCGCCATGCTTAGACTCATTGTATCTCTGTCTGTCTCGTTTTTCATCCAAGTATAAGTTTACGGTTAAGTATTTTTGCGATGATTGATTGCCCTGCGAGCGGGGCAACTGTCGAGTGAGTTGCGGCAAGCCATAGGGGTGTCCCTTGGTTTGCAAATGCCCCACTTGTTGGCCCACCCGCAAGTGTCACCGTTGGGGTTAGACTCGGCACGGATGCCGCACTATTATTCCCAAACCACGTGTGTGCCGTAACGGTTCCTGCCGCATCCAGACGGACAATAACATTGAAAAACCCGTCAAGGTTTACTGCGCCTAGCCCAGTGTCGATTCCAGTCCCTTCAACATAAGTGGTGCCGTTGTGCGCCCAAAGGTTAAATTCCAGTTTGCTTGTCAAATTATTCCAAGCAATTCGCCATCCGAAGCCCCTGCCTGTTGTCGCGTTCGCGTCTGCCGCAACTGCTGATGCGCCATTAGCCATTCCTATTCCACAGCGAAAACTTGCGCCATTTGCACCAGCTCCCCCGTGGATAATATTTCCTGCGCTCGCTAGCGATACTGGCATCACAACGTTAGCTGCACCAGAGTTGCCCGGATTGCGATTCCAGTTGCGGAAACGATACACGTTTGGGCGCAGATTGGCGGTAGCGGTTGTGAGGTTCAAAGAGTCGCCGTCAGACCCCCCTACTGCTGTTCCCCCATTAGCAACAAAGGTTCCGATGTCGCTTTCCATTACTGTAAGGAGTGTAAAAAGCTCCAGTGCTGCTTTGTGCGCCGTTGCTGCGCCCGTTCCATAAGTGTAAGCCGTGCCGTTAAACGTGGTTGTTCCCGATAGTGTGGCAGCATTAGCGTTTTGCGTTGCTAGCGTTCCAAGTTCTAATGCCGTTCTATGCGCTGCTGCCGCGCCAGTGCCGTAGGTGTAGCTTGTGGTGTTAAAGGTGGTCGCTGTTCCGCTTGGTATGGTTAAGTTGCGCCCTCCCGCACTCCAAGTGAGGCAAGGTTGCATACTGCCATCGACAAGCGATGCGCCGCCGCTTTCAACTGCTGCAAAGTTGGTGCTTTTTACTGCTGCGCTTGCGTGCGATGTCTGGATGTGAGCCGCTGAACCTGCGGTTGAAATTGTAGCGTTTGTGCCTGTAGTGTAGATCGTTGCATTTGCTCCTTGCGTGCCGATTGTCGCTCCTGCTCCTGCTGTTGAGATTGTAGCATTTGCTCCCTGCGTGGCAATTGTTGCCACCTCCCCTACTGTGAAAATTTCAGCCCCATATCCAAGCGTAAAAATATGCGCATCTGTCCCCTGCGTGTAAATTTGTGAATAATCACCGTCTGTGTAAATCTCGCCGCCTACTACTTCCAAGTCGGCAATCGATAAATTTGCCGTGCCATCGCTTGTCGTTGCGCTTGTTACGGAGTTCGGGCCAGCAGGGCCAGTGCTACCTGTCGCGCCGGTGTCGCCTCGCGGGATTGTAAAATTGAATACTGCCGCTGATGTCGTGCCGCTGTTTGTTACGCTTGCATTTGTCCCAGCTGCGCCCGTTGTTGTCGTGCCGACTGCTACTGTTGCTGATGTCCCTGCCGCGCCTCTTGCTCCAGTTGGTTCAACTGTAATGACCCGAACGGGACACTCTCTCTCGATGTGGATGTGAATTGTGTCGCTCATTATGCTTCTCTGGTTACTGTTGTTGCCACTGTGACATTGCCACCGATCCATCTCAAAACTTGCCCGTCTCCGTCTTCCATGCGCAGATCCCATAAGTATGATCCAGCCGCGATTGCAAGCGTTTCCGCAGCTGATAGCGTTAGCGAAATTTCACCGATTGAAGCATTTGTTTCGATGATGACAAATTCACCAACGGCAGTTCCCGCGCTGTTCTTGATTTGCGCTCGCAATGCGTAATCGCTCAAATCAATCGGCACTTGCTTTTGGCAATCGCTATACATGACGATCCTCTGCGCAAAATCCGTATCATTTTCAATGTATAAATCGAGTAAAGTCATGAGTTGATCAAGTTGGTTACGCTTGCGCGGTTCTGATTCAGCATTTTCAAGATGCGATTATATCTTGCCATGTGTCCCGTGTCAATCTTATATAGTGCATCATCGTTTAATCCGTAGTCAAGCGGGACGCTGAAAACTGGCGCAACGCTTTTTTTAATGGTTACGCATTGACTGGTCAAAAACCACCCAATGATTGCATCATCAGCGATGGCAGAATCTTGATCTTGAGTTATGCAATAAGCAAAAAACTTCAAAAGCTTTGATTTATTAATATCTCCGCGCTTAACCATAATTCCGCGCCAAGCTTCTGGAATGGCTTGAGATTGAGCCTCTACAGTTGCATTTGCTAATGCCGTCGATGATTTGAATACGCTGTATTCTCTCACCATTCGCTCAATCATTTGGCATGAATAGTGATTGTCATCATCAATAATCAAAAGCAAATCGTTTTCATCCGTGACAAAATCCAATGCCCCTAGCCATTTTGTGATAGATCCACAATCATCACAGCGATGGACATGCACAATATCAGACATTGCAGCAAGCTCTGACACTAAAGATTCATCGTATATTTCGCCTGTTCGATGTAATTTGTAAGGGATAGATAAAACGATCCCAGCAGGTTTGATTCTGTTATCCAAAATCGACTGTATTGCTTGTTTTGCATTTGCCAGCCTGCTCGGTGTAATCGACATGCACGCCCATACTTTGCGATCCGTCTTATGTATTGGAGAACCTTTTTTCAAGTGCATCATTTCAGCGTAA